GGTGCGTTGTTGGGTTACGCATAATAAATCTTAAAATAGCTTCGGTGGTTTGGTATGTAAAAATACCGTGACCAGTGCCGTTATTGTTTGGCATATAAGCTTCTACATCTGGTTGCATTTTATTCTCCCTAAGTTGTGGGAGGGCTTTCGCCCTCGCCGTTTATATTTCTAGCCACTGCTTTGTATTTAAAACTTGGCCTACTGCTTTTTCTCTTTTACGAGTAACCATGTGTGGCTTTTTATTATCGTTAGTATGTGTCGCCCAATGTGTCATGCAGTTATATACCGCCCACTTGTTTTCACCCAAGCCACTGAACTCTGTATCTAGTTGACCCATTAGATTTTCTAACTGCTTCTTGTTATGCTTTTCTTCTGAGGTCTTAGATGCTCTTTTAACTAACTGTGAACGAAATAGTTTTTCTACGTCATCGCGTTCTACTTTAGTTTTCATCCACTCTTGCCATTGCTCTTTTTGGTTAAAGAAAGTTTCGACGCCAAGCTTAATCTTGTTTTCGATACCTTCGACTGATATGCTATTAGTGTGTCGTTGCCAAATAGATGAAACGCTGTCGGCTGTTACGCAACCGTTATCGCACCATAGTCTAAGAGCATCGGTTACTGTTTGTAACGCCCACTGGCCGTCGTAAGAATTAAGACCTCTAACTCTAAACTTAACATGGTCGCCAACGGCAGGTTCGATAACAAGGTTATTAAACTTTACGTCTATTTCTAACTTGCGACCTTTGTCGTGGCAATAAACATTAAAGTCATAATCGCTTGAGATGTCTGCGGCCTTAAGCGCATCTTCTGTTGCTTGAACAACGTCTGCGTGTGGTAGCACTTGGTAACTATCTCTGTGAACGTGTAGATGCTCGCCAGTATCTTCGCGGACTAATAGCTTCCAACCTTCTACTGGTTTCTGCATACCTTGTGGAATTAATGGTAACTCTAAAATGTTAAAATCGTAATCGTTTGTAAAATCTAGCATTGTAATCTCCTTTTTGCTACGTCAACAATATGTGGTAATTATGTAAGTGTACAGGGTTAATTATGTAAAAATTTAGGGGGGCTGTTAAGCCCCTGCCTTTTTAATATGTGCGTATAACTCGGCTTGCTTTTTAGCAAAGTATTTGCCGCCTGCTACTATGTCGGGGTGGTCGTCCCAATGACCTTCGCGGTAGTCGATGTCGGCACGATTGTCTAAATCGCCTGCGAAAAGTTCGAGGATGTCGATGTCGACTTTAGTACTTTTGCGAATTTGGCCTGCTAACCAACCTTCGAGAAAATTGCGGTAGCTGTGCATAAGTTCGGCCGGTTCGATATTATCGGCGGCCTCCCAAAATTGGTAAACTTCGTTACCAGTGTAGGACTTGTGACCTTTAAGCGAAATGCCGAAGGTTGTTGTGTTGGTAGTGCGAGGTATGTAGTGCTTAGCCATGGTGGCTCCTTTCTGGGGGGACTAGCCCCCCTGTTGGGTTGCGTTTCTATAAATCTAATCTATGCCATGATTGGCTGTCTTTGTTCATACTCTCCTCTAATTCTTTAAGTGCCTCTCTAATTTTATTTTGTTTGGCTTCTATTTCTTTGTTGTTAGCTTTTAGGGCTTCTAGTAATTCTTCCATTTGCGTTTTCCTTTTTTGCTTATACGTCAATCATAATTGGAAAAAATGTAAAGGTACAGTAAAAAAATTGTAAATTACCTAACGTCAGATTACAAATTAACCCCTTACAATTTACAAAAAAACCTAATATGCTTGACACATAAGCAACAGAAGGAATTTTTGTATGGCAATACCAATAGAAGAATTAGACCAAGAAACTTTGGTTAGATTAGGTTTAGCTAAAGAGCAATCAAAGCCTAGAGAATACAGTCTAACTAAAGACAAGGTTAGAATGCATAGCCTTAACGTAATGGCAGTTATTTCGAAACTGTCGCAAAAAGAACGTCGCAGAGTTTTACAGCACTGCTTAAAAATAAACGAAGTATAAGGAGAAACCAATGTCACAGATTAACCCAAAAGGTGGTGCGCTTGTAAAAACAAGCGTAACCCCTGCATCCGAAGAAAAGCTTGTTCGAGAGGCTAGGAAGATAATTAAAAGTTTTCCTCACTTAACTTTAGAGCAAGCAATGATGGGATTAAGAAAAGATATTTATGCCGAGATTTATGTCAACGACATTTACCAAGTTGCAGTTTATCGAAACGAAGATGCAGACAGCCTAGTCCATGTTCCCGAACTAAAAGGGCGATGCACTTGGCTTTCAATTAAACGCAGAGACAAACGGCCAGTAAATAATTGGCAAGATATGCAGACCATAAAAAATAGATTAGTCGGCGTAGATTGCGATGCTATTCAAATGTTCCCTGCGGAAAGTAGAATGGTAAATACGGCTAACCAGTACCATCTAATTGTACTACCACCAGATGCGACAGTGCCGTTTGGTTGGGGCAGACGCCACGTTGATACTCAACAGCGAATAGGTAAGCCAAATGGTTCAGCGCAATCGTTTCGAGGCGAAACACTATAAGGTTTCAAGGTTAGAGAAATTATGTTACTGACCGAAAGAATGGAACTGATTAAAGTTGAAATAGAAGTATCGGGTCAGCCCCAAGGTAAGGGGCGGCCTCGATTTACTCGCAACGGCAGAGCATATACTCCTGAAAAAACAAGAGAATATGAAACTAGAATACATGCGGCCGCTTGGCAAAAGATGCATGAAATGAAATTAGACCCGACATCAAAGTTTTGCCATGTCGAGATTGTTGCCTTTATGGAAATACCTAAGTCATGGTCTAAGGTTAAAAGACTAGAGGCAGAATACGGTGCGATACTACCTACAACTAAGCCCGACATAGATAACATTATAAAATCTGCTTTAGATGGTGTCGAAGGTGTTATTTATTATTCGGATACCCAAGTAACAAGCATTAACGCTAAAAAGGTTTACTGTCACCCTGACCGTGGTGCTGTTCTTTATATGTCTGTATCGTGGACGGTGTAAGACCAGTCTGCGCCATATTTTTCTCGCCATTTATTTTTATCATCGTGTATGGCTAATTTAGATTTATCCCATAAGCCTTGGTGGTGACCTTCGCATAAAGGTATAGCCTCTAGGTCGCTTGCTTTGGTCGTGCCGTATCTATCGTGAATAGGATGGTGCGCTGTTGTCGGGCTGTATTGTACTTCGCCAAATTTTTTACAAACGCAACACGGCATTTCTCTAATCTTGTCTAAATACTTTGCGTTGCGTTTAGTTTTATTTTTTTTTAATCCAAGCGGTGGTTTGTTAGCTAGATTGCTCAAGTGGGTCGTATCCTATTGCTTCAGATAATTTTTCCATAGCCAGTTCGAAGTAATCATTAAATTCTTTTTGGCTCATATCGTCAAAAGAAATACTGTCCATAATACGCATATGTGCGCTTGCCAAACTATTCCACCGCATCTTAACGTAACCACACGCCCACTTCAATTCACTATGTAAGTGTTGTTCTGTAGGCCATCTGTTAGTAGCATCGCAAACATTTTTAAGTGTAGCCCAATATAAATTATGATGCGGGTTCGAGCGTTTACCTGTTGGCTGTAAATCAAATACTTGGCTATCTTTATATTCTTCTATTTTTACAGCGTCGTATTCAGTAGAGGGCATTAACTGCCCCCCACTTTTTATTACTTGTAGCTTTATTCTGGCCATGTGTCTTTATTCTGGTCTAATGAATATTGCGCCCAATGTTTTTTATTGTGCTTTATAATGTCCGTGTGTATCGGCCAACCTTGTTCTTTTCTAAGCCTATGCACTACTGCCGCTAATCTAAAGCAACCGAATTTGTTTAAAGCTTCGATAGGTGTTATTGTTTGGCCTGATTTTAATAGCTGTAAAACATTGCCGTCTTGTGTTGTAATATCGTCCATGAGTTTACTCCTTCTTAAAATGGTATTTCGTCATCAAAATCGTTGACTTCATTATTGCTTTCTATTTTTTGCCCTTCGGCTAGTCTTTTAGGTTCGTTACTTTTACCTCCTAATAATTTAACGTCGGTTGCGTTTATAGATAAATACGTTTTGCCTTCGTATTCGTTTCTTTTTAAATCACCTGTTATGGCTACAAGTTTACCTTTTAAAAGATACGGTGATATGTTTGTTCTAAAGTATCGTGCGCCAAAAAATATCGTCCCTTTGTTTTCCCCATAGCCATCATCGACAGCTATAGAGAATTTTACGAATGAACTTTTTTCGTTTTCGACAACTTCGCAATCTTTAGTGAGATAGCCTACTGCGGTTATACTTTTCATGAATACAACTCCGCTTTTCTTTTGTCGTGTGCTTCGACTATTTTATTATAGTCTTCTTCGCCTATACCAACCATGTTAAGAACTTTTTCATATTTCTTTTCTGCGGCTATAAAACGCTCAAGGTTGCAATCTTCGTAAAACTCTAACATTGCCTCTATGCGTTCTGCTTGGTCTATACTTAAATTTGGTTCGCTGTTTGTAGGCTTTTGATTTTTAAAATCGTCGGCCTCTTCCTCGCTATAAACATCTCCATGTAGCCCAACAAGTTTAAGTATAACTCTGTCCTTGGCTCTTTTTTCTGCCATGGCGTATGGATATTTATTTGTTGTATTATAAGGCGCGGCTTCGCCAATCGACCATTCTGTAGCATCGCCCATATGCCCAGTGACGCAAATAGCAACATACTTTTCTTTTATATTGCTTTCGATAATATTAGGCGCATCGAAAACTATATTATGTTTGCTAGCTATTTTTTCTAAAGCTTTATGTAGTACCACAGGTACACCGTGGCAATTCCATGTAGCTTGTCTTTCTGTCAAACCAACTTCTGTAATTAAATCTTTTAATCTTTCTGGAATTTTAGTCATTTTTTCTTTCTTTCTCTGTTCTTTCTTTAATAAAATCAAATGTATTATATAAAGACCAAAAACTGGTCTCAATTTCTCGTATATCAGAAAGCCATAAATCTTGGCAGTCTGCTATCTGGGTAGATGTATTTCTTAGCACTTTAAATGTTTCCCATACAGTCTCCTTTTCTTTATTAGTTAAAGGCATTTTCAATCCTATCTAATTCTAATTCTATTTCACCAAGCTTTGTATCTTCGTAACCGTCGTATGCGGCTGCAAGAGCTTGGTCGATAATTTTATCCCAACCATTTGGGAACATTTCATGCAATGGTGCGTTAGCTTCTACCTTTGCTTGCGTATCGTTTAAAATAGCTTCTGTTATTGCTACTTTAACTGCAATCATTGGTGGGCGTTTTTTAGTAATCATAATATTTCTCCTTTTTGCTATGTACACTCTAGGTGATTTGGAATATGTTGTAAAGGAGAAAACAAGTAAACGTAAACAAAAGAGGTTAAAATGGAAGAAAAAAATATATTAAGTTTAGATGCAATTCGCTATAAATTAAGAGATAGAAACTTAACAGCAGTAGCAAAAAATGCTAATGTATCAAGACCAGTTTTGTACCAAATCATTAATAACGAAACTGACCCAAAGTTTTCTACCGTCGAAAGACTGTCAGATTACTTACAAGATTAAACCCTCGAAGCTAAAAACTCCGAGGGTCATAAGCAAATAAAGAAGAAGTATTATACAATACTCATAGATTACAAGGAGTAACCATAAGTAATGAGTAACCTAGTTTCAAACGTAATACAAACAAAATTAATAGGTTCGCCTACAAAAAAAGCAATTCTTATGTATATGGCCGATAAAGCTAGTGACGACGGTAGCGGTATTTGGGTTAGTAAAGGCAACATGGCCGCAGACCTAGAAATGTCTAGCCGTGCTGTTCGAGTACATATAAAAGATATGCTTGCGATGGGTATTTTAAAAGTTTCGGGTCAGAAAGAATGTCGAAACGGCTACACGATTGATTATCAAATTAATTTACAAATAGTTAGCCAATTACCTTCAACTAGACCACCACTGAATGACGTTCACCCCTACCACGGAATGACGTTCAGCCCTACCCCTGAACTAAATTCAGGTAAACCATCCAAAGAACCATCCAAAGAACCTATTATATTAGTTAGGTCAATAGATGTTATTATAGAGCAGTTTAAACAATTTTGGGATAAATACCCAAGAAAGACAGCAAAAGCACAAGCGCAAAAAGTTTTTGCAAGAGCATTAACTAAAATAGATTTTGAGCCAATGATGGAAAAGTTAGACATTTTTATCGAAGCCCATAAAGATACCAAGAAAGAATTTATACCTCACGCAAGTACATGGTTAAATCAAGAGCGATGGAACGACGAATACGAAACAGAAAATAAATTAGATACGCAAAAAGAAGTTTTAAGGGAGATGTTAAATGCGCAATAACGAATTAAAAGAAAAAATGCTTAACCTTCTTGGTAGATTAAACGCACCCAGAGCGGTGCAGGGTAATAGCGAAAGTATGAAAAGCGAAGCAGAATTTTTATGCGATAAAATTATAAAACTTGCACCAACTAAAGCTTACACTGAATGGTTTAAGGATTTTGAGGAAACTTTATTAAGTAATTTAGAAACTAGAACATGGCCGACAGCAAAAGAAATAAGTAAGGCGGCTAAAGAAATAGCACCGAAAAGGCAAGAGTTTCGAGAGTTACCGCCAGAAAAATATCAACCTAATGATTTGAAAATAAACGCAAATAGAATTAATAACGGTGAGCCAGTAGCAGAAAATTATATCATGGGTCAGTTAGCCGACCAAATGGTTCGAGCAGGTCTTGTTGCAGAAAAACAACTAGAACCTTATAAAGAATACTTGAAACGTATGAAAAATGACTAAATTATGTTACACAGGTCGTGAGGTAACAAACTCCTCCCTGTTTGAATTAGGTTCGCCGATTACTGCTTTTTCATTGAACTTAATACCTCACCAACTTCCCTCGCCTTGCGCGGGGGATTTTTTTCAGTATAATAGAGAAACAACAGAAAGGGCGCACCCATGGCAGATGGACGGTCTTGGCCTGCTGATAAGGTAGAGCGCAGAGACATAGAAACGCTAATACCTTACGCACGCAACAGTCGCACGCATAGCGATGAGCAAATTACACAAATAGCGGCAAGCATTAAAGAATGGGGTTTCACTAATCCTATTTTAGTTGATACGGACAATGAAATAATAGCGGGTCACGGCAGACTGCTTGCAGCTAAAAAATTAAATTTAAAAGAAGTTCCGTGTATTCTTGCAGATGGTTGGACAGAAGCGCAAAAAAAAGCTTATGTAATTGCTGACAACAAATTAGCATTAAATGCTGATTGGGACAGCCAAATGTTAGCTTTAGAGTTAACAGAATTAAATGATGAAAAATTTGATATAAACCTTATTGGATTTAGTGTTGACGAATTAAGTGACATCTTCGAAACAGATAGCTTTAAAGACATACCAGATGATTTTCAGGAATTTGACGAAGAAATAGAAACAGACAAAACCTGTCCTAAATGTGGTTATACATGGAGCGGTGGAGAATGAAACCGCAATATAGCATTCCTTCTATGAAACAAATAAAAAAAATACCATGGAACGGTTATAACTGTATATCGACATTTTCGGGAGGCGGTGGTTCGTCAACAGGTTATAGAATGGCAGGCTATAAGGTATTGTATGCAAACGAATTTATCGAAGCCGCGCAAGATACTTATAAAGCAAATAAAGCAGATTACACAATTCTTGATGGTAGAGATATAAGAACAGTAACTGGCGCAGACATACTAGAAAAGATTAATTTAAAAAAAGGCGAGTTAGATTTATTTGATGGTTCGCCACCGTGCGCATCTTTTTCGACCGCAGGTAAACGCCATAAACAATGGGGTAAGACAAAAAAATACTCTGATAGTAAACAAAGAGCGGACGATTTGTTTTTTGAATATTCTAGGCTTATAAACGATATACAACCAAAAACTTTTATAGCAGAAAACGTAAGCGGTTTAGTAAAGGGAACGGCTAAAGGGTATTTTAAAGAAATACTAATAGAATTAAAAAACTGTGGGTATCGTGTAGAAGCTAAATTATTAAACAGTGCTTTTCTTGGCGTGCCACAGGCTAGGGAAAGAGTTATTTTTGTAGGTGTTCGAACAGATTTAGGTTTAGTGCCTAAGTTTCCAAAGCCTTTAGATTATTATTATACTATCGAAGATGCGTGGCAAAACATTAAAGAGCCGCCAGAAAAAGAAACTAATGTTGATAAATACTCGATTAAAAAATTATGGTATGAAACAAAATTAGGTAAACAACATCCTAAAAGATTTAACTTAGTAAGACCGCATCCTAAAAAGCCAAGCCCGACAATGATGGCGACGCAGACGGTAGGTGCGGCACAAGTTATGCACCCTTTAGAGC